AAGCAGAACAGCATCGGACTTACTACGGTTGGAACTAACCTTGCAACGCTACCGAATCCAAGTGCTGTACGTTATTTACGCATCAATGGCGACAACACTGTTTCTGCTTTAACACTTTCCGAATTAAAGTCCGATATAGGCGTGGGTGGTTATGCTGTACTAACAAGTGACTTTGTTACGAGTGGCACAGCTTACCAAAACATCACAGGTTTATCATTTGCAGTAAGCGCAGGTAAAACATACAAATGGCGCGCAACAATAATAATTGTTGCAACAGGTACGGTTAATGGTATGCTCAGCACAAGTGGACCAACAGGCACAACGATTTATCGTTTTACAATCGGAACGGGTGGTACAACCAATACGATTAACAATGGTTCGGCTAACAATACAGGTTCGGCTGTATCAATATCTACTACGCAGCGTATAGCCAGCGCGGATGGTATCTACATAGCAACGGCAAATGGAACGGTAAGCATGAGTGTAATCGCATCAGTGAACGCACTTGTTACAATCAAAGCAGGTTCAATCGTAGAATATGAAGAAGTAGCATAATGGCAACGGAATTCGAAGATATGTTGAACGAGTATGCCGCAACGGTCATTGAGCGTGCGCAATCAAACCTGCGTATCAAACGACGTGTGCGTGGCAAAGTGGTGAATCGTGTTGCTTCAGGTAACTTGTTGCGGTCATTAACATATAAGCTGCGCATTCGCTACGGCAAACCCACCATTGACTTCACTGTGAAAGGTGATGCTGGTAAATATGCAGACGTTATTGAATATGGGCGTAGACCTTATCCGGGTGATCCAACGAAACGCCCACCATACGAAGATATCATGAAGTGGATTCGAATGAAACCGCTAAAGCTTCGCAACAAACAGGGCGCATTCATTAAATCAACCGAGAGCGCAATCAAAAGCGCAGCCATTGCCATATCAAAAAGCATAGGCGCAAAAGGTATCGAAGGTATCAACTACTATCAGGAAGCAATAGACGACACATGGGATGAATACAAAGACAAGCTAATGGATGCTTATATCAAATCCGTAGAAAATCGATTACTCTTAAACAAAAGATAAATGGCATTAACAATCGTAGATGAACCCTTCAACTGGGTAGTGCGTGGTCAAAAGATTATGCTGATTGCATCAAGCACAGAAGTAGCGCAGCAAGGTTTTCGCTATGGCTTGAACATTACTGTTGATGCTAAAACGTACACGTTCTATTTGTCACCTGCTCCCGACAATAACATGTACTTTGACATTGCACCACTTGTCGATGACTTACGCAACCAACAGCAACACTTTGCAACAGATAACACCATTGACGATTTAAGCAAGTATTCGCTTAGCGCATCAATCACCGAATGGTGGTTAGTTGGTGGTGTTCTTACTGAAAATGAAGGCAGCGAAGTAACTATGAGTGGACGCATTGTAATCAATGCTTACTATCAAGTATTCGATGGATATAAGCCAAATCCTGAAATCGGTGTTGATGATATTAAGTATGTGCTGCAGGTAAGCTTTAACTACGGCATGAGTGACCGCAAGTATGGCACGCATTCATGGTATTTAGCACCGACTTGGGGAGCAGGCAATCCAACAGCGCAAAATATCGTGTGGATTCCTTCATACGAAACCGACTATGGAACATTGAGCATACCGGGCAACTCAACCTATATGTACAACAATCTTGTGGACAATGTGCGCATTAATTTAGTCAAAGCCAATGGAACAACACTTACCGAAACGCTATCACTAAATGGTTACGATATTGAAGCTTTGCCTGTTTATCCAGCCAACTTGAATGACTGGACAGGTGCATTCAACATTAGACCAAATGAAAACGACAATCCAGGTTGGAGATATTACGAAGTGTTTGCACGTACAAGTGGTACGCAGTCAAGTGTGAAGTACCGATTCTACAATGCAGCTTACTACGGACAGAAGGATTGTCAAAATGATGTGATTCGTTTAGGATGGGTGAATAGCCGCGGTGGATGGGATTATTTCAACTTCATAAAGAAGTCCGAAATGAATGATGAGATTGAACGTAAAAAATACCGAAAGGTGTTGTTCAATAGCACAACCAGCGTGTTCAGCAAAGACGATCGCGGATTGTTTGAACGTAGAAACTTAGTGCAGCAGGTGCTAACAGTTACAAGTGACTACATTCAGGAAGGTGAGTTTTTATTCCTTCGCTCATTGCTTGTAAGCAATCAGGTTGTATGGATAACACAGCGCAACGGTGAGAACATTGCATTGCCTGTCAACTTAGACGATACTACCTACACTGAACGCAAGACACGTGACGGCAAGCTTTACAACCTATCTTTGAAAGTAAGAATGGCTAACGAATACTGGACATAACATGAACGGAGAAGTACAACTAATAGTAAATAATATCGGGCCTGCGAACGTTGCAAGCATGAGCAATGATCCAACGCTCATGGGCATTGGTGCGTTATCGCGCTTTGTGGTTATCAATTCGCCTGAAGTTGCAGCGTTACCATTAGCACAACCGATTACTATTTACAATGCAGCAGGTGACAGCGTAACCAAAACGCTCAATTCGATAGTGGTTGATTCACCTGTAGCCGGTCAAACGAGATTGAACCTTTCAGGTACATGGGCAGATGATTATTCTGCTGCTGCAGGTGGGTATATTATTGTACAAACAGGCACTCAATACTACTTAGACTTATTCGAAAACGAAAGCATCTCGCAGAACTGGAAGTTTCAGGACTTATCCAACTTCAGCGCACAGGGCGCATTTAGTCGCGAGTTTAGAATACCGATGTCCGATAACAACATCAAAGCTATCGGTCCATTATTCGATACCAACTCCGAACAGGGTGCGGAAAACTATTTCTTCTACAAACTGCCTGCTGAGATTCGTGTAGATACGCTTCCGATTGCAACCGGTTATTTACGTGTGCGCAAGGTGTACAAACAAATGAATCGCATCAATGAAGTAGAAGTTGCCTTTTATGCTGAAACTCCTGATTTGGTGCGCACCATTGGCGAAAAGAAGCTAAGTGATATTGCGGCACTTGCTGATTTGAATGAAGTAGTGAACTATGCTAATGTCACAACCGAAACAGCCGATAGAGTTTGGGCGTTATGCGATAGGGGGCAAAGATGGAGCAATGATGGATCTGTGAATTCACGCCCAATACTTAACCCAAGTACACCCATTTTTCCTGCTGATTTAACACCAGCGATTAGTTGGTGGTTTTTGCTACGTAACATCGTGACTGAAGCAGGCTTTGAACTTGTTGCATCTTCACTTGAAAACATCATTGAAGATTACTACATGCCTTTTTACAATGGGACACAACTGCAAAATGAAAATGGAAGTAATCAATTTTTCTTTGCTGCATATCCACCTACCAACGTACCTATTCCGTACGGTTCATGGACTGGCAATCCGACCATGACTAACCTAACAGAGGTATTTGATAACAATGGCGCATTCAATCCAACGCTAGGATATTACACAGCATCTGCTGGTGGTCAATTTACTTTCTTTTTGAATTTAGTATTTCAAACAAGCGGTGCAGGTGTAACAAATGCATTTACTGCAATAGAGCCACGTTATTATATCATAAGCGGTGCAAACGTTACTAATTTAACACTTCCGACTTTTTTCTATTCACTTAACACAGCCACAGGAACAGGAACGGGAACACTAAATACTTCGATTGAATTATCATTATTGCCCGGTGATTATGTTTATTTTGAGTTTACCTATGTAAATTTAGAATCCGATGGTATTACGGTAATTAACTTTGATCCAGCAATCGATGTAGAAATAGTTGCAGGCAATGGAAGTAATACAGCTTCGATTCTAGGCATAAATAGTGCAACAGTTACAATAGGACAAACTATTGATTACAGGTTGAACGCACCTGATATGCGTCAAATCGATTTTGTGAATGATGTAATCAAGATGCATAACTGCGCTATTGTGCCAAGTCGCATTGTGCCGAATCGCATTGCAATCGTGCCACAAAACAACTATATTGGAACAGGCGATGTTGTAGACTGGACTAGCAAACTTGATATATCAAAAGACGTAGTTATATCAAGCACCGTAGATATTCAAAAGGCAACTTTTCAGTTTACATATACATCAGGTGAAGATGCATACAGCAAGTTGTATCGTGATGCAAATCGTGTATATGGTGACTTCAAACAGGAAGGATATACCATTAACCCATCTACTGCGCCAAGTGACTTTGCAATAGGTGAACAAAAAATCACACTTGTAACACGAAGCACACCAGCCGCATTTGTACCTGGCACAGGCGCACCTATCTCATGTTTTTATAATGAGGATTTGGAATTTGTTGCACCCGGACCACGCGCATTATTTTATGCAGGAATAATAGACATCAATTTATACAATGATGCAACAAGCAGTGCCGCGCCAACTACGGAAGTTCCTATCCTAAATCATTACAGCGATGCATATCCGGAAGTAACTGATTTGGATTTAAACTGGGCACCCGAAACACCCCCACACTTTTCAACTGTTAGTGCTAATCCATACAATAACCTATTCAACAGCTATTGGCGCAATTACATGAATGAACTTTATTCTCCTGAAGGTAGAATAATGGAAGCATTCTTTGCGCTTGACTTAAAAGATATTCTTACGTTTAGCTTTGCTGATAAGATTTGGATTCAGGATAGCTATTGGCGAATCCTCGAAATCAGTGACTACAAAGTAGGATTGCAGGAAAGCACAAAGGTTAAGCTTATCAAATTCCTTGACCAAATCAATGACTGTTCATCGACACCTGTTGGTGTAACTGCTAATGGTGAAGTTGAGTTTGAAAGTGGAGGTGAAGCAGTAGAAGCGACTGAAGATTGCTGTTCACGCTATGGGTATTTTTGGGATGAAATCAATGGCGTGTGCTGGGCATTCAACAATGGTGGTCAGTTTCGCAATTCATTAGTTGGCGGTACAAGTGCTATACGCGTGAACCCATTTGTAGAAGCGTTAAGCAATATACCTAACGCAATAATAAATGGAAGTAGGTTGGCTATTGAAGGGGGTAACAGCAGCATGTTAATGGTTGGGCAGGATTTGTCCTTAACTAAAAACGTTGGCCGCAGTAATTTGTTAGGGACTAATGCTACAACCAATTTACCGGGCTTGCATGTGGGTGGTGGATATCGTGCTGGAAATTCCGCCAATGCTGAAACAGGGTGGGCGCAATCAGGCGTTACTCAATTCCATGTCAAAGATAGTTTTGCGACAGCAGGTGCTACGCAAGAATTATTTATTGAAGGTTTAGCAGGTGAGCACTTAAACATTCCCGATAGCACCACTATGAGCTGCATGCTTAACTTGACAATTCAAGACGATACGCAAATTGATATTGATGTGGCTTTGCTTTCATTTGGATTGGCTAAAGTAGGTGGTGCTGCATTTGCCACACCTGTAACCGTAATAAGCAATGATACGTTTGGCACAGGCTATACATATACAATTACGATTGATACTACTACCAATACAGACGAGCATCGATTTATATTGACTATAAACGCTGCGCCTGCGTTCCCGGTTACTATCATATCTACAGCATCATTACACTACCAACAAAATAAACTCACATAATGGATTCAATCAAAAACTCAATGCGCTACTTACAGCTAGGCATTAACGCAAAGAAGCAACATAACTATTCGCTACGCAAATGGCAGCGTGTTCTATGGTTTGTCACGCTGTATATATGGCGCACTATCTTGTTTTTCGGACTTATCTATTTACTTTCTAAACTTATTTACTAATGGCTGAACCTATTGTAAGGACCTTTGAGATTGACACCGCGAAAAGTGAGCAGAACCTAAGAAGTTTAGGCAATGCTTTTGACAGCGCAGATAATGCTGGTAAATCGCTAAAGGCACAGCTGCGCGAATTACAGGCGCAGTTGGCGAATACTGATCCACAGACGCAAAAGTATCGTGAGCTTAGTGCGGCAGCAGGTGAGTTGAAAGATAAGGTTCAGGATGCTGCGCAGGCAGTAGGTACACAGGCAGGTGGTGCATTTGAAAAGGTTAGTGGTTCATTAGGGCTTGTCACGTCACGTATCGCATCACTTGACTTTGAAGGTGCGGCTGAAGGTGCGAAGTTGCTTGCACAGAATATCACAGACATTAAGCCGGGTGATATTGCCAAAGGAATTCAGGGAATAGGTAGTGCATTCGCTTCGGTTGGTAAGGCTTTATTGACCAACCCGATATTTTTAGTAGGTGCCGCCATTGCAGGTGCTATTGTATACGCCGAAGAACTGCTTTCGCTCATTGATGGTGTTACCGATGCTGACCAAGAACTTTTAGACGTACAAAAGGAACGTGCAGCGGTAGCAAAAGAGAACTACGATAACATTGTAGCTAGTGAAGCAACACTAAAACGTCAAGGCTTTACTGAAAAACAAATAACAGATTTAAAAGTACAAGCGTTAAACACTGCGATACTTGAACAGCAGGTTGTACTTGAAACAAACAAACAGCAAGCAGCAGCACAAATAGCTGCAGCGGAACGTAACGCGAAGTATCTGCAAACGTTCCTTGACTTTGTTACGTTCCCACAGCGCAAGATTGCAGAATTCTTTGAAGGCTTTGTAAATGGTGCAATCGATATCCTGAACAAATTAGGTTTAGGCATTGAAAAGATAAGTGTAACAGGCATATTTGATGACGTAAACAACTTCATTGTAAAAAGCATTTTTGATCCTGAAGAAGAACGCAAAAAACAGGCGCAAATAATTAAGGATAGTGAAAAGGCTTTACGTGATGTAACTGCTCAGCGCGATGGTATTCTAAATGCAGAAGATGCAAAAGAAAAGGCAAGACGAGAAAAGGCTGCAGCCGATGCAAAAGCAGCAGCGGATAAAGAAGCAGCGGATAAAAAAGCGGCAAGTGATAAAGCCACATCGGATAGATTAAAAAATGAACAAGAAATAAGTGATTTACTCGATAAACTTTATCAAGAAAATGTAAAAGAATTTGAAGCAGCCGAAAAGGCAAAATTGGATGCGGCAAAAAAAGCTGCTGAAGAAGAAGAAGCCTTAAGACTGAAAACTATTGCAGATGAAAAAGCTTTACAACAAGGAAAGTTAGATTTTGCAAAGCAAACATTAGATGGAATTGCACAAATCACAGCTGCATTTGGTAAGAATAACGAAAAGACTGCGAAGCGTGCATTTCAAATTCAAAAAGCTATTAGTATTGCGCAGGCAACCATTAGCACATACGATTCTGCAAACGCGATATTTGCGAGCACAGCAAAGAACCCAATTACAACTATATTTCCCGGAGCACCATTTGTTGCTGCTGGTGTAGCGGTAGCTGCAGGTTTGGCGAACGTAGCAACTATTGCAGCACAGCAGTTTCAAGGTGGTAGTTCATCAGGTGGAAGTGGGGGTGGTGCTAATCCACCTTCATTCGGTGGAGGTGCAGGTGGTGCAACAGATTCACAGCCTGCCACGTTCAATCCATTTGCTTCGCAATTCGTAACAAATCGCCCTGATCAATACACGCCACGTGCATACGTGTTAGCGGGTGATGTATCGAGCCAGCAAGAGGTACGCGAAAACGTAGCAGATTTAGCAAGAGTAGGATAACCAATTTATATTTGTAACATGGAAAAAAGAAAAGTAGTTAAGTGTGTAATTGACGAAGAAGGCCGTTTAGGTATTACAGCAATGGGGCTTGTTGATAGTCCAGCAATCGAGGAAAATTGGATTGCATTAAGCAAGATGCAACTTGCCAAAGTAGATGACGAGCGTAGAATGCTGTATGGACCTGCATTGA